ATGGAAATTAACAACCTATTAGAGAGCTCGAACAACTACAAAAGTATGCTAGCTGACTCTCAAAAGTTAGCCAACAAATGGCAAGACTCTGGTTTGTTAGAAGGTATTGAGGATAACAGAGTCAAGAATAACATGGCTATGATCCTTGAAAACCAAGCTAAACAAATCGTTGCTGAGGCTAACGTAACTGGAACTGGTGGTACTTTTACTGCTGGAGAAGGTGAGCAGTGGGCAGGTGTTGCTTTACCTTTAGTTAGAAAAGTGTTCGCTCAAATCGTAGCTCAAGATTTCGTTTCTGTACAACCAATGAATTTACCTTCAGGTCTAGTATTCTATTTAGATTTTAAATATGGATCTAACCTATCAGGTAGAACAGCTGGTACTAACATGTACGGTAATGTATCTTCAGCATCTAACAAAATGAGTGTTGATGAGGAAGTTTCTGGTGGTCTTTATGGCGCAGGTCAATTTGGATATTCAATGAAATCTGCTTCTGTCTCTTTTCAAGCTGACACAGGATCCGCTACTTCAGCATCTATCGCTTACAACGACGATCTAAACATTGATCACTTTAAGACAGTTACTAAATCATTATCTGGTTTAAGTGCTGACTTAAAAGGTGTAAGAGCATTTAGATTCTTCTCTGGTTCAACAGACGTTACTTCACACCCTGAATTAACTACTGTATCTGGCAACAACGTAACATTTGTTATCACAGCATCAAATGTAACAGCTGCTAATGACGGTGGTATTACAGGATCAGTAATGTACTACAAGCAACCAGCTGACAACTCGAGAGGTGATTTTGAAGCAAGTTCAACTGCTGCAGTCGATACTTCAATCACAATCCCTAACGTAGATGTAAAACTAGCTAGTGAGGCTATCGTAGCTAAAACTAGAAAATTAAAAGCACAATGGACTCCTGAGTTCGCTCAAGATCTTAACGCATACCACAGCATTGACGCTGAGGCTGAGTTAACTTCTTTATTGAGTGAATATATCTCAATGGAGATTGATCTTGAGATCCTTGATATGCTTATTCAAGACGCAGTAACTACTGAGAGATGGTCTGTTAAATCAAACAGAATATGGAATGGTACGGCATGGGCTGATTTAAGTCCTATCTTCTACAATACTCAAGGAGAGTGGTTCCAAACTTTAGGAACTAAAATCCAAAAAGTATCTAACAAGATTCACCAGAAAACTCTTAGAGGTGGTGCGAACTTCATCGTTTGTTCTCCAAATGTTGCAACTATCTTAGAATCAATTCCAGGATATGCTGCTAATACAGATGGTGATCAAATGGACTTCAACTTTGGTGTACAAAGAGTTGGAAACCTTGCAAACAGATTCAGAGTATATAAGAATCCTTATATGACTGAAAACATCCTATTAATGGGATATAGAGGTTCACAATTCCTTGAAACTGGTGCGGTATATGCTCCATATGTACCATTGATGATGACTCCTCTAGTATATGACCCAGAAACCTTCACTCCAAGAAAAGGTTTAATGACTAGATATGCTAAGAAGATGATTAGACCAGAATTCTACGGAAAAGTATTTATCTCAGATCTTAACGATTTATAAGATATAACTTTTAGAATTCAGTGATAAAGAGAGGTCCTAACGGGCCTCTTTTTTTTTGCCTATTTATTAACATGGAATTCCTTTCTATTATAGAAGTCGGACAGTTATCTTTGTCTAACTAAAAACCAATTAAATATGGATTTTTTAAAGAAGATAGGCTCTTGGGCCAATCAATTAACTGAAATCGGTGTAAGTATAATTGCACTGGGAGTTGTCTTAGAAGTACTCTTTAAGGGTGCAGTCATCCCATTCTGGCCAAATGTATCTGTGGTAGATAATATCATGGGGATATTAGGCGGATTGAGCAATGAAGGCTTACTTGGATTAGTAGGTGCCTTCGTCTTATACCATATTCTGAAAAAGAAAGGTTAAGAATAACTAAAGAGAGGCTTTCGGGCCTCTTTTTTTTTAACTATTTATAATAAAAAATATAAGATGGCTAATTTAAATTACTTAATCCAAGAGAGAGTTAAATTAAACGGAAAGG